CCGGCCTTCCTCGCGAAGAACCGCTTCGGGCTGGCCGAGACGCTGCCGCTGTCCTGGCCCGAGCTCGCCGCCGGCATCCCCTTCTACGCGGCGCCGTGCAGCGCCGCGCCCGCCTCCACAACCGAAGCCCGGAGCTGACCCATGGCATCCCTCAATGGAACCTTCGACGCGAGCGGCGTCGAACCCGCAGCGCCCATGGAGCTGCTGCCGCCCGGCCGCTACGTCGCGCAGATCGTGCAGAGCGAGATGCAGCCGACCAAGGCCGGTGACGGCCAGCTGCTCTGGCTGGAGCTCGAGGTGCTCGACGGCGCGCATCGCGGCCGCAAGATCTGGGACCGGCTGAATCTCGCGAACCGCAACCAGCAGACGGTGGAGATCGCGCAGCGGCAGCTCTCCGCCATCTGCCATGCCGTCGGCCAGATCCAGGTGAGCGACAGCGAGCAGCTGCACTTCCGCCCGGTGCTGGTCACGCTGGCGGTCGAGCCCGACAGCCGCGATGCGCATCTGCCGGTCGAGGAGCGGCGCAAGCAGAACAAGGTCAAGGGCTACAGCCCGGCCGGCGGCGTGGCGGCACCCGCGCGTGTGGCGCCCGCAGCGCCGGTCCACCAGGCGCCCCCGCAGCAGCAGCATCCGGCCACGCCCCCGCAGCCACGCCAGCCGACTCCCGGCGCCGCGCCGCCGCCTTGGCGCCGCACCGCCTGACGCATTGGCGGCGGGACTCCCCCGTCGCTCCTTCTTCTCTGTGGATGAGACCATGGCGCCACTTCCTGCACCGCCCAGTCCGACCGTCGCCGCGATCTACGCTGCCTATGAGGCGGATGCGGAGACCGGCTATCGCGTGCATCTCGGCGCCTCGCTGATCGGCACCGAGTGCACGCGGGCCATCTGGTATGGCTTCCGCTGGGCCACGCGGGCCCAGCACACGGGCCGCCTCCTGCGGTTGTTCCAGACGGGGCACCTGGCGGAGCCGCGCTTTGTCGCGGATCTGCGCCGCATCGGCATCACAGTCCTCGAGGTCGATCCCGAGACCGGGCGGCAATGGACGCTGCGCGATGCGGGCGGGCATTTCGGCGGCAGCATGGATGCGGTCGCCATCGGCTTTCCCGAGGCGCCAAACACCTGGCATGTCTGCGAGTTCAAGACGCACAGCGCGAAGTCCTTCGCCAAGCTGCAGGCCGAGGGCGTCGCGGCATCCAAGCCGCTGCACTGGGCGCAGATGCAAGCCTATATGCAGCTCGCCGGCATCGATCGCGCCTTCTATCTCGCGGTCTGCAAGGACACCGACGCGCTCTACCAGGAGCGTATCCGCCACGACGCCGAGGCGGCGTTGCGCATTTTGGCCAAGGCTGAACGCATCATCGCTGCGGCTCGGGCGCCGGCCCGGATCAGCGAGGATTTGGCTTGGTGGCAGTGCCGCTTCTGCGACCACCACGCAGTCTGCCATGAGGGGCAGGCGGTTGAGCGGCACTGCCGCGCCTGCCTGCACGCGACGCCGGTGGACGGCGGTGCCTGGCATTGCGGGCGGCATAATCACCCCCTCACGCAGCAGTGCCAGGAGGCAGGCTGCGCCGCGCATCTGTTCATCCCCGATCTGGTGCCGGGCGAGCAGCTCGACGCTGGCGAGGATTGGGTCAGTTATCGCATGCGGGATGGCAGCGAGTGGCGTGACGGGGTGTCGGTACGAACCTGTGGCGACCAGCAGCCAGTGCGGGAGGCGGTGCCATGACGCTGGCTCTCCGTCCCTATCAGCGCGCTGCCGTCGAGGCGCTGTACGACTACTTCTCGGCCAGCGCGGGCAATCCGCTGGTCGTGATGCCAACAGGCACGGGCAAGAGCCTGTGCATCGCCGGCTTCACCCGCGAGGCGATCGCCGCCTATGGCGACACCCGCGTCCTGATACTCACCCACGTGAAGGAGCTGATCCAGCAGAACTTCATGACGATGCTGCGCGCCTGGCCCGAGGCGCCAGCGGGCATCTATTCCGCGGGCCTCTCGCGCCGCGACATCCGTGCGCAGATCCTGTTCGCCGGCATCCAATCGATCCACCGCCACGCCTATCAGGTGCAGCGCTGCGACCTGGTGTTGATCGACGAGGCGCATCTGCTCGGCCGCGGCGACAGTGGCATGTACCGCTCCTTCCTGGCCCAGCTGAACGAGATCAACGCCGGCCTGCTGAAGGTCGTCGGCTTCACTGCCACGCCTTATCGGCTCGACAGCGGGTTGCTGCACCAGGGCAAGGATCGGCTGTTCACGGACATCGCTTATGAGGTGCCCGTGCTGGAGATGATCCAGCAGGGCTATCTCTGCCCCGTCGTCCCGAAGCAGACCTCAACGCAGCTCGACGTCGGCGGGGTCGGCACCCGCGGTGGCGAATTCATCGCCAAGGACCTCGAGGCAGCAGTCGACCGCGATGAGGTCACCCGCGCTGCCGTGGCCGAGATCGTCCAGCACGGCGAGGGCCGTGGCTCCTGGCTGGTGTTCTGCTCCGGCGTCGCCCATGCACGCCATGTCCGCGACGCCATCCGCGAGCATGGCATCTCCGCCGAGACCGTGACCGGCGACACGCCGGGGCCGGAGCGCGACGGCATCCTGGCTGCTTTTAAGGCGGGGCGGCTGCGCTGCGTCACCAATGCCAACGTGCTCACCACTGGTTTTGATGCGCCCGGCACCGACCTCATCGCGCTGCTGCGTCCGACGAAGAGCGTCGGCCTCTATGTCCAGATGGTCGGCCGCGGCACTCGGCTCGCCGAGGGCAAGGACGACTGCCTGGTGCTGGACTTCGCCGGCAACACCGCACGGCACGGCCCGATCGACACCGTCGATGGCCGGAAGAAAGAACCCGCTGGCGACGGCGAGGCGCCCATCAAGGTTTGCCCAGAGTGCCAGACCATCAACCACGCCAGTGCGCGGCGCTGCGTCGGCTGCGATCACGAATTCCCGCCGCCACCACTGCAGGTGTCGGCGCAGGCCGCCGCCAACGCGCTGCTGTCGACGCAGGTTCAGACGACATGGTGCGACGTGACCAGCGTTCGGTACATGCTCCACGAGAAGCCCGGGAAGCCTGCCTCGCTACGCGTGACCTACGAATGCGGTCTGGCGCGGCACAGCGAATGGGTCTGCTTCGAGCATACCGGCTTCCCGCGAGAGAAAGCCGTGAGCTGGTGGCGCAGTCGTGCGCCGCATCTGCCGGCGCCCTCGACCGTAGGCGAGGCTCTGCAGCATCACGAAGCCCTCCGCCAGCCCCGCGCCATCCAGGTGCGGCCGGTGGGCCAATACACCGAAATCGTCAGCGCGAGGTTCGAACGATGACCGCACCATGGAGGCGCGCCCCTGCGCCGGCTCCGGAAGTCTCCCCGCCGATACCGCTGGAGCCAGCGAAGTCGTCGGAGCAGAAGGCAGAGGACCGCAAGCGGAAAGCCAAAGAGCGCTACGAGCGGTATCGCGCGAAGAACCCGGACAAGGTGCGTGAATGGCAGCGCAGGCAGTATCTGAAGAACCGAGAGAAGCGGATTGCTGCTGCGACGGCCAATAGCAAAGCACGGGATTCACAGGATCCGGGCGCAGCGATCGCGAGACGCGTGCTGTCGCGTGAGAAAGACATCCACGCGGCCCGGCAACGGGAGAAAGAGTATCGCGAGCGGAACATCGATCGGGTGAGGGAGCTCGCGAGAGAGAGGACAAGGCGCTACCGGGCGGTACATGCGGAGGAAATCCGCGCCAAGCAGCGAGTAGCCAAGCTCGCGAATTACGTGGCCCATCGCGACGAGATCAACGCGAAGCGCCGCGCTGAGTACGCAGCGCGCAAAGTGGTGGGCAGCCGACTGTCGACTGCGGATGACACCGCGTGAATGAGATGCCGTGTCTGCTCGCGCCCTGCCTGGCACTGACTGTGGTGGCACCCAGCGCGGTCGCTGCGTGTCCACTGGACCGTGCCCTCGTGCTCGCCCCTCTGCCTCGGCCTCTGGCCGGAGCGCCGCATGGTTGATCCCAACGAGCCGGAACTCGCAGCGATGCGCGCGGCTGGCGACATCGCCGGGCAGTACATCGAGGCGGTCGGCCGCACCGATATGGCGATCTGGTCGGAGGCCGACTGGCGCGGCTTCATCGAGGCGATCTGCGGCGCCTATGTCGACAGCCTGGTCGAGCAGCAGATCGCCATCAACACCGCGGTGGCGAAGGTGCAGGGGCTGCCGCTCGCCACGAGCGCTGCTCGATGAACCCGGTCGACATGCTGGCCGAGGCGGCGCGGATCTATCCGGCGTGGTGGCAGGCGCACGAGGCCCGTCCGGTCACCGTCATGGAGCTGGCAGAGCCGGTCCGTGCCGTGGCAGATCCAGATTCGCGCGGCCGCCAGTTCATCGCGGTCAAGCTCTGCATGCTTGATGGCGTGCGCGCGGCCGGCTTCGTCCTCGCGCGACGAAAGAGCGTCGGGAAATGGTCCCCGGCGCGCTACCTCCTGAACCGCGTCGAGGCATCTGGCGAAGCCGATCAATCTGCCGCGTCGCCGAAGGTCGGGATCACGCCGACCGCGGCCGACCCCGCGCTGTCGATCCATGCCGAACTCGAGGTCGCGCGCCGGGCCTTGGAGCGCGCCGCGCGAAAGATCGTCGCTCTCTATCCGGAGGTATTGCGCATCGACGCTGCTCGCGATGCGGCCATCGCCGCGCAGGAACTTGGCGGCCCATGACCGACGCCCCCGCCTTCATGGCCGACTATGGCGAGCGTTTGGTCGACAACGGCTATGCCGTCATCCCTATCATGCCTGGCAGCAAGGTGCCGGGTCGCTTCTCCGGCGGGGAATGGTCGCCCTATCCCGACTGGACCCGGCACAGCGACCGGCCGACGAAGCCGTTCGAGATCGACATCTGGCGCCGCTGGCCGGGGTGCGGCGTCGGCATCGCGACCGGCTCGGTGGTCGGCATCGACATCGACATCCTGAACGGCGCGCTCGCGATCCAGCTCGCGGACCTGGCGACCTCCATGCTGGGCGACACGCCCTGCCTGCGCATCGGCCGCGCACCCAAGCGGCTGCTCGTCTATCGCGCCGCCACCCCCTTCGCTGGTCGCAAGCGCCTGCCGCTGGAGGTCCTGGCCCGCGGCCAGCAATTCGTGGCGCATGCCGTCCATCCCGATACCGGGCAGCCCTATGCCTGGCCGGAGGACAGCCTGCTCGACACCCCGCTCGCCCAATTGCCCGTGCTGGACGAGGCAGCGGCCATGGCCTGGCTCGATCGCGCCTATGCGCTCATCCCGCCCGAGCTGCGCCCACGCTCCCTGCATCTTTCGTCTGACGCCACTGCCTGGCGCGGCCCGTCCGATCCGCGCGGCACCCTCGAGGCGGTGAAGGCCGCGCTGGCCTACCTCCCGAACGAGGATCTTGATGGCGCCTCGTGGATCACGATGGGCACCGCCATCAAGGCCGCGCTTGGCGAGGAAGGGCGTGAGCTCTGGCTCGACTGGTCGAAGTCGAGCGGCAAATCGGGCCAATCGGGCAAACCCGACACCGCGGAGCGTCGCTGGGCTGGCCTCTGGCCACACAGCATCGGCGCAGGCAGCATCTATGCCCTCGCCATTCATCGCGGCTGGATCCCGCCGCCCGAGGTCACGCTGAATGGCGACGCCGCCGATCGCGCCGCTGGCCCGCATCCAGCTGCCGGCATGTTGGCGAAGATCGCGGCGTCTCCGTCCGGCACACCACCACCGAAGCCCTATGGCGTGCCGCCCGAACTGCTGCAGGTGGACGGCGCGCTGCGCATGTTCGTCGACTACGCCACGGCCAGCGCCGTCAGCCCGCAGCCGTTCCTCTCGCTGGGTGCCGCCATCTGCCTGGTCGGCGCCATCGCCGGCCGCCGCTATCGCACGCCGACCGACCTGCGCAGCAACGTCTACGCCATCGGCATCGCGGACAGCGGCGGCGGGAAGGACCACGCCCGACGATGCGCGAAGCGCGCGATCTACGCCGCCGGTCTGGACCGATACCTCGGCGGCGAGGATCTCGCCTCGTCCGCCGGCCTGCTCACGTCGCTGCAGCGGCATCCGGCCCGGTTGTTCCAGGTCGATGAATTCGGCCAGTTCCTGAAGCTGGTCCTGAATGCGCGCGCGCCAGCCCATAAGGCGGCCATCTGGTCGGAGCTGACGAAGCTCTACACCTCGGCGGCCGAGCCCTACATCGGCGCGGAATACGCCGACCAGAAGGCGCGGCCGCGCGTCACCATCGAGCAGCCCTGCGCCTGCATCTGGGGCGTGACTGTGCCGGGCCCGTTCTGGTCGGCGCTGGAGGGTGGCGCCCTGGCGGACGGCTCCATCGCGCGCTTCCTGGTGTTCCTCACGGACGACGACTACCCGGAGCGTAACGAGACACCTGCCGCCATGGATCCGCCGACTGACCTGGTCGCGGCCCTGCAGGGGATCGCTAGGGGTGTGCTCGGCCACAGCCATGGCGGGAACATCGCCGACGCCATGGAATCCTCGGCGCCGATCCATGCCTATACCGTTCCGCTCAGCCCCGCTGCCAACGCGGCCATGGCCCGCGTGCGGCGCGAGGCCACCGATCTGCTGCGCTCCCATCGCGGCACCCACGCCACTGCCCTGTTCGGCCGTTACGCCGAGAACACCGCCAAGCTGGCGATGATCGCCGCGGTCAGTCGTGCTCCTGCCCGGCCGATCACGGAGGCGGAGGACGTCACCTGGGCATCGGCGCTGGTCGAGCACTGCGTCGGCACGCTGCTGCGCGAAGCGGAGCGGCTCGTCTCAGACAACAATACCGAGGCGAATCACAAACGCGTCCTGGAGATCATCCGCGCCGCTGGCGAGATCAGTCGGAACGCCCTGGTCCGCAAGACCCAGTTCCTGTCGAAGCGCGAACGCGAGGAAATCTTCGACGCGCTGGTCGAGGCCGAGCTGGTTTCGCGCAGCATGAAGCCGACCGGCACCAAACCCACCATGCTGTTCACGGCGCGCGGGACACCTGATGCGACTGGCAGCAGGGAGGCTTCGCCTTGACGCATCCGATTCATCACGCGGCGCGAAGATTCCGAAACCCAGGCCAGAGGCAGGTCTCACGCGCATACGTCAATTCGTCAAAACGTCACGCGGGCGCACACGGGGAGATGGGGGTCACGCGTGCTCGGAGAGAGAGACCCCTTGATGAATTGATATATTGATGTTTCCCCCAATAGACCCCCCTGGCCAGCTGCGCGTGCGCGCGAATGGTGACCGCCTCCTCCGACAGGGATCGCAGGGCATCCCGGGTGGTCCTTTGCCGCCGAGGTCCAGCCTCGACCGCGGCACCCGCAGCGACACCACCCCGCCCGAGATGGAAGCCCTGCGCCGTCGCGTCTGGCAGCAGCAGGGCGTCGTCTCACTGCATCTCGAGGACATCACCGATCCCTGGCTGCGCCAGGCGATCCAGAACGAAGCCGTGCGCCGCTGGGGCCCACGGCAGCAGGAGAAGACCCATGGCCGGTAAGCGGAAGACCAAGACCCCGAGGCATAGCGTGGCGCTCGGCCCATCGAAGTGGCGGCTGCAGCATGGCGGTTTCGGCGATGCCGTTCGCTCCGCCGATCCGGAGACGGGCACGCCAGTCGCGCATCGCTACGCCATGGACACGCTCGGCGTGATGCTCGGCAACGGCACCATCACGAGCGAGATGCGCGATGCCGGCGAGATGTTCCGCAAGCAGTTCCGCTATGCCGCGCTCGACACGCTGCGCGCCATGCCGCTGATCCGCATCCCAGGCGGACGCGCTGGCGATACGACGACAGAGCAGCAGTTCCAGGCACGCGAGCGGGTCGCTGCTGCCATCGATGCGCTGGGTGGCCCTGGCAGCCCCGCTGGGGCCTGCGTGTGGCATGTCGTGGGCCTGGAGAGCTCCATCACCGAATGGGCACGCCGTTCGGGCTGGTGTGGTCGTCCGATCGGTCATGCGCAGGGTCAGGGCGTGCTGGTCTCCGCACTCGGCGTGCTGGCCATGCACTACGGCCTGACGCAGCGGCGGGCGGCGTAACGTCGTGCGCGAGAGAAAATGCAAAGCGCTACATCTTCGCACTCCCCAGCAGAATCTGGATTGGATAGGTTCTCGATAGTCGCTGAAGATGCGGCTGCGGAGCCACGCTGCGGCTCGATCGCGACAGTGGCTCGCGAGCCGCAGGGTCCTTCCTGGCCCCGCTGTATGCGGGGGGCGGAAGCGCGCAACATCGCTAGCGCCAGGCCACAAAATAGGGTTGCGGTTTGCAGCCCTTTCCCCGTGTGATCAAACAGATAGCCCGCAAACCATGGCGCGCTGAGTTTGCACCCGCGGGCCGCATGGTTTGCACCCACTCCCAAATCTGGATGGCCCGATGACGCTCCCCTGGATGGCGGCGAAGATTCTGCTGCGTCCGGTGGCGGAGCTGCGCCCGCATGCCGGCAACGCGCGCGTGCACAGCGCCGAGCAGCTGGAGCAGATCAAGGCCAGCATGCTGGCCTTCGGCTTCACGAACCCGCTGTTGGTCGATGAGGACGGCGTGCTGATCGCCGGCCACGGGCGGCTCGAGGCGGCGTCGGCGCTCGGCATGGCGAAGGTGCCGGTGATCGTGCTGCGGCACCTGACCGCGGCGCAGAAGGAGGCGCTGCGCCTCGCCGACAATCGCATCGCGGAGAACGCGACCTGGGACCAGGCGCTGCTGCGTGATGCGCTCGCCGCGGTGCAGTCGGCGCAGGACATCGACCTCGGCGCGCTCGGCTTCTCGGCGGATGAGCTCGCGGACATCCTCGCGGCGGCTGGAGATGCCGTGTCCGACGGCGACGCGCCCGAGGCTCTGTCCGCGGTTCCCGCCGAGGGAGACGGCGCGACTCGCGCGGTGGAAACCGAGGAGGCACCGGCAGAGGATCCCGCCGATGCCGATCCGGAGCCGCCGCGCCAGGCCGTCACCCGCCCCGGCGACATCTGGCTGCTGGGCGAGCACCGCCTGCTCTGCGGCGACAGCACAGATGCCACCACCGTGGCGCGCGTGATGGGCGAGGACCGCGCTGCGCTGTTGTTCACCAGCCCGCCCTATGGAAACCAGCGCGACTACACCACCGGCGGCGGCATGGACTGGGATGCGCTCATGCAGGGCGTGTTCCACCACCTCGACGCGGCCATGCGGCCGGACGGCCAGGTGCTAATCAATCTCGGCCTTATCCACCGCGACAGCGAATGGATTCCATATTGGTCAGGCTGGCTCGACTGGATGCGTGCCCGCGGCTGGCGCCGCTTCGGGCTTTACACCTGGGACCAGGGGCCCGGCCTGCCTGGCGACTGGAACGGACGCCTCGCACCCGCCTTCGAGTTTGTCTTCCACTTCAACCGTCAGGCCCGCCAGGCGAACAAGATCGTCCCCTGCAAATGGGCCGGCACGCCGAACAAGGGCAGCGGGCTGCGCGCCGCGGATGGAACCATCTCCGAGTACCAGCACGCGGGCCTGCCGGTGCAGGACTTCCGGATCCCGGACAACGTGCTGCGCCTCACCCGCCACAAGGGCCGCGGCATCGAGACCGAGCACCCCGCGGTGTTCCCGGTGGTGCTGCCGGAATTCCTGATGCGCACCTACACCGACGAGGGCGAGGCGGTGTTCGAACCCTTCGGTGGCAGCGGCACCACCATCCTGGCGGGCCAGCGTACCAGTCGCCGCGTGCGAGCGATCGAGCTGGCGCCGGCCTATGTCGACCTGGCCGTGGCGCGGTGGCGGATGCTGCACCCCGATCTGCCAGTCACGCTGGCCGATGACGGCCGCGATTATGATTCCATTGCCGCGGCCCGCATGGAGGTCACTGCCGATGCGGCCTGACCTTCAGATGGAGATGATGCCTGTGGCATCGCTCGCGGCCTATGCTGCCAATGCACGCATGCACCCCAGCGAGCAGGTGGCGCAGCTGGCGGCGTCCATCGCCGAGTTCGGCTTCAACGTGCCAGTGCTGGTCGACGATGCCGGAGTGCTGATTGCGGGCCACGGTCGCGTCCTGGCGGCCAAGGCCCTCGGCCTGGACGCGGTTCCCGCCATCCGGCTCGGCCATCTGACTGAGGCGCAGGCGCGGGCCTTTCGGCTAGCAGACAATCAACTGGCGCTGAACTCCACCTGGGACGAGAGCCTGCTCACCGCCGAGCTGCGTGAGTTACGCGCGGACGATTTCGACCTCGGTGTGATCGGCTTTGACCAGGCGGCGCTTGATCACCTGCTGGCTGACGCAACGGGCGACGGGGCGGGCGGCGCCGCCGGCGATCCTGATGCGCCCGCGCCCGATCCACCGGTCGTGGCGGCCACGCGGGCCGGCGACCTCTGGCAGCTTGGGCCCCACCGGTTGCTCTGCGGCGATGCCACCAGTGCCGCCGATGTCGCGCGCCTGCTGGATGGCGCGACGCCGCATCTGATGATCACCGACCCACCCTACGGCGTGAACTACGATCCAGAATGGCGGAACGAGGCCGGCGTGTCGGCGACCATGCGCACCGGCAAGGTGACGAATGACGACCGCGCCGACTGGCGGCAGGCCTGGGCGCTGTTCCCCGGCGACGTCGCCTATGTCTGGCATGCCGGCGTGCACAGCCGCACGGTGATCGAGAGCCTCGAGGCGACGGGCTTCGTGATCCGCAGCCAGATCGTCTGGGCCAAGTCGCGCTTCGTGCTGGGGCGTGGCGACTATCACTGGCAGCATGAGCCCTGCCTCTATGCCGTGCGCAAGGGTGCGACCGGCCACTGGCAGGGAGCGCGGGACCAGGCGACGCTCTGGGCCATTTCGAACGCCGGCGACGAGGATACGGCGACGGTCCATGGGACCCAGAAGCCGGTGGAATGCATGCGCCGTCCGATCATCGACAACAGCGTGGCCGGCGATGCGATCTACGACCCCTTCCTCGGCAGCGGCACCACGCTCATCGCTGCGGAAACGACGGGGCGGGTATGCCACGCGGTGGATATCGATCCGCGGTATGTCGATGTGGCAGTACAGCGTTGGCAGCGCATTACCGGCAAATCTGCGATTCTAACTCCCGAAAATCGAAATTTTATCGATGTCGCCGAAAGCCGCGGTGCTCCGATGGCAGTGTCTGCGCACCGCGCCGAGCCGAGGTGCCGAACGCAGCTTGGCTAGGGCGCGGTTCGGCGCTGGGTCACCGATCTCGCGATAAGCTGCTGGTTGATCGGTGAGAGATTTTGGATACGCGACTTGCCAATCAGCTCGCCCCTCTCTTGCTCGAGGTGCAGTTTCGCGAAAGCCTCGTCTGCAAAGCTGCTCGAGAAAACCCCTACCCCTCCGGCATCAACCTCCACCATGCGATCCGGGAATTGTCGCACGAGGAAAGATATCTTGTTGCGAACGTGCCTGCCTGCTTCGCGCGATCCAACCGATCGCGTCTCGTCGGCTAATTTGAACGGCACGCATTTATCGTCGACGTCGTAGCGGAGCTCGATCGTATCAGTGGGCTGGAAAGGACGGCCACCCATCTTGAGAGAATTCTCGAGTAGGAGCGGCGTAGACGCATTAATTGTGCATACGACGGATGTCCCCATCATGCCGACGTCGCAGCGCTCCTGCTTCGACTGCCCGCCGCGGCTGAGGGCAATGTAGGCGTGTCCAGAGTTTACTTGGAAGCGCCCGCCAGACAGCGCACTGATCTGCGAAGATCCGAAAAGCCCGTTGCCCTGTCCTGTTCCACGAGTAACGCCCTCGCGCAGAGAGAATTGAAGCGCGGTTAGATCATCGTTTAGGCTCGAATAGGCAGGCGCCGAGCGGAGAGTGGTTGGAATTCCCACCCCGGCATCCGCGACGACAAATTCGATGTCTTTGTTCCGTGGATGCAAGCTCAGCTGTACGATGCCGCCTTGCGGACTTTGACTGTGAGTAAGCGTGTTGTCTACGATCTCGTTTAGAGCCCATTCGAGCGCGCTTAGATGCTCACGTTCGAGCCAAGCGAGCACCGAGAGTGTGGCGTCGATGAGTTCGTTAACGACGGCAACCTGATCATCAAGATCACTAAACTCCCGAGCGGGAATGTTCTTCTGCACCTTCATTGTCGATGTGCGATAGCGAATAGGATCGAGCAGATGAGCCCAATTTGCGTTTGCGAAGAGTAACGCAAGTTTGCGGTCCGTCGGCAGGAGGCAAGAAAACTCGACGCCTTCCACCTGCATGCGGCGGCAGAACGCCACAAGCGGGACCATTACCTCCGCGAAGGCAAGCTCAGCGCTCGAAAAATCAAGGATGATTCGATCAAAGCCACGAAATTCAACCAGGCGCGTCACGGCGTGCTGGTAGTCCCGCACATCCTTAATGTCGAATACTGCGGGGAACCTGAGGTGGTTCTCTGGTTGCGGTGCCATTCCAAAATCCGGGCGTAATCGGCTTCTCACGAAAGCACGACCGTCTCGAATGATCAATGAGTTCGCTTGATGCGTGTTCGCCTGGTGCGTCAACGCCGGCGGCCCCTTGTGGCCGCCAGCTTTGCTCATTGTCAGATCGCATACTCACCAGGCCGGCGGTCGCCTCAAGTAGCGGCGCGATACACAGTATAGGACCCCTTTGCGCCCTCCTTGGTCGGGCCTACCTGGCGGACCCGCTCTAGCACTTCGACCGCGTGGCCCTTCTTCTTCAGGCCGGCGAAGAAGCCGCGCACCGTGTGCTGTGCCCACCCCGTCGCCTCGGCGATCTGCGCGACCGTGGCGCCCTCGGGGCGGCGCAGCATGGCAAGCACCTGCTCCTGCTTCGTGCCCTCGCGCGGCTTGCGCGGGGCGCCGGGCGCGCGCGCGACGCCGGCAGGCTTGCCGGCGAGCAGGATGCGCAGGGCCACGATCGGCGCGTCCAGTGCGCCGATCAGGTCGCCATCGTGCGTCGCGAAGCGAGCGGCCTGATCGTCCCATGCGGCAAGGATGGCCACAGCGGTGTCGCGCAGGCTGGTGCGCGGCGCGGCCGCGCGTGCGGCGAGGGCCTGGTCGAGCATGGCGACTTCCTCCGTCAGGGGCGCGGCCTGGGCGGGCTCGGCGGCGAGCGCGGGGCTTTCCCCCGGCTCGACGGCCGGCGCCACTGTGGGCGCCGCGTCGGGCACGTTGCCCTCGATGCCCGAGCAGTCGGGCTCGCCCGCCACCGCGTCGCCCTCGTTTGGGTCGATGCCAATGGCGCGCAGCCCCTCGTCGGTGATGCGCGCCACGATCCAGGTCCCATCCTCATCCTGACGCCAGCCGAGCCCGACATGCTCCCGCGGCGCGTTGATCTCCGTGAGCAGGTTGTTTTTGATCAGGCTGCGGAACACCGCGTTGCGCGCGGCGGCGGGCAGGGTCTTCGGCGCGCGGGCGAGGCCCATCTCGTGCTGCGCGGCGGCGCTCAGGATCACGCGCTGGCTGTCGGAAAGCTTGGTCATCGTGGTGGTCTCCGGTTCCGGGTGCCGGTCATCGGCCCCTACTGCCGGGAGCCCCGCGGGCGTGGCCGGTCGGGGCGGTGCGGGAGTGGCCCGCGTCGGGTTCCTATCGCAGCGAGCTGCGAGGGGAACCCGTCAGGCTGCGTATTCGCCGCGGCGGAAATGCTGGTCCGCGATGTCCTTCAGCTTCGCGGTGGCATCCGAAAGCCAGGCCGCTTCGCCCCAAAGCACCTCCTCGGGGTCCGCGCCGAAATGGTCCGAGCTGGCCTGCTGAAGTTCCGTGAGGAGGGCGTCGAATTCCACCTTCTTCGCGAGGAAGGCGGCCAGGCTGTTTTCCTGGTTGCGCGCGGCGCGGGCGGTGCGGTCGGTCATTCTGGTCTCCGTCGTGGTGCAGGGCGTGATGCTCTGCGTGTGACGGACCGTTCGCGCTGCGGCGCGCACGAGCCAAGCGCATCTCGCGCTCATCGAATTGCTATGATCGGAGGGGTTCGATCACATCATGATCGCAGCCGTTTCCGATGCGCTGGTGCCCTCGCAGCGCGAGGTGGCGCGCCGGTTGGGCATGTCGCACACCGCGCTGCAGAAGGCCGCCCAGTCGGGCCGCATCGCGCAGGAACCTGGTGGTGGCTGGGATGTCGAGAAGGTCCGCGCGCGGCTGGCCGCCAGCAGCGATCCGGCGCGCAAGACGGCGGCCATGGTGGCGCCGGTACCGGTACAGCCTTCGCCGCCGTCGGCCCCGCCGCGGCCGGCATTCGTCGGCCCACCCCTGCCGGAGCCGCTGCCCACGCCCTCCGCCGGCGGCAGCAGCTTCCACAATGCCCGCACCGCCAACGAGATGCTCAAGGCCCAGGAGCGCAAGCTCCGGCTCGATGAGCGTCGCGGCCAGCTGGTCGAGAAGGCCCGTGCCCTGATGCTGGTGCACCGGCTCGCCAAGGAGGAGCGCGATGCCATTCTCGCCTGGCCAGCCCGGGTTGCTGCCGAGCTCGCCGCCGAACTCGGCGTTGACGCGCATCGGCTGCAGACCCTTATGGACGCCCGACTGCGGCAGCACCTGTCCGAGCGCAAGGACACTCGGGTTACAGTTACCTAA